TAAGATCCGGAGCTTTCTGCTCTTTTGTGTTATCTCTTGCCTCTTGTAATTCTGATAGAGAATCAGTTGCTTCTGTGTTCTTTCTGACAGTAGCGGATAGTTTTTCTATACTTCTACTTAGATCAAGCATTTGAGCAACCATTTTTTGGTCATTTGCCATTTTAGTTAATAATATTATTCTATATATTTAGACTTCTACTTGGTAAAACTAAATACTTGTTTCTTACCGTCCTCAAGTAGAGCCTCGTTGTTTTCCTTCTCTATCAATTCATTTAGCTTTTCTATCCATATCTGATACTCATAAAAAGGAATACTTTCTAACCAATGAGGATCAAGCTTATGCTCTGCCCAGAGTCTAAATTTTATCTCAAAGAAGTTCTCCAAAGATATTTGAAATAACGAAAAGAGATCGTATCCCTCCGGGAAATGTTATGTCTGCAGTGACCTCTGCACTGCAATTAGGACAAATTTGTTTTGCTTCTGCTTTTGTTCCTATTCTAATCATATCGGAAAGACCAAACAATAAACTATATTCTTCTTTTGTCCAGTAATCGGATTCCCTCATTTTAGCAATAAAATCTTGGAAGGTTAGACCTCTCCAATCATCAAATATGAATGGAACTATTTGTAAAAATCCATCATCCATATTAATATTCCTATTAACTGCTTCAATAACGAATGAACTTATAGCTTGGGTAACACCTATACTCGGAACAAACATTCTAACTTGCTTCCCTGTTTTCTTAAGAGTAAAATTGAATCCCCTTGTGTTAGGATCGTAATAATTCAGAATCTTCTGATCTATCTCATAACAGGTTAAAGCACCAGTTCTCAATTCAATCCCATTATTAAAAGGACAATCAACAGTTTCTTTACATTTCTTTTTGGTTTTAAGAAGTATAGAATTCTCTCCTTTAACAAAGGTTAAATCTCTTATTGTCATTATGAGAAAGAATCTATCCTCTTGTTTTAAATCCTTATAAGAAACTACACCTTCTCCTCTAAATTCCATTCTTAGACATCTATCGGTGATATAGCTTAATTTCTCTTCTATGTCAAGACTATCAGTTTCGTCAATAGTTGAGAAGTGTCTAATCTCTGAAACCTCCGCTGGTCTTATTGCAATAAGGGTTCCCTCTGGGTAAAACATTCCCTTCGAAGGAAGTATGCCAACAGGAACATTCTTCCATCCATTCTCTGTAGCTATAGGATTAGGTCTTGTTTGTGCTTGTCCTAGGATGTTCTCTTGATTGACTGGTCTTACAGAAGGCATTTTAATAGGATCGCCTATAGACTGAACAGGTCTAGTTGGTATTACTGGATCTTGTTCTTGGACAACCGTTTTAATCTCTGTTTTTACAGGATCTGGTTGTAACTTTGGTGGTAATGTCCGAGGGGTGGTAGGCAAAACTGGGTTTGCGACTTCTTGCTGAACAGGTTCAGAGTTATCAAAAACTAATCCGCCTGATAGTTCCTTTCCTCTAAGTATCTCCTCTGGAGAAAGATTAAAACTCATAATTATTTTTATTTTTGTACACACTATATAACCTCGGGTTAAAAATACAGGCAATTTTAGGGCACAAAAAAAGCGGCCAAATTGGCCGCTTTTTATATTATTACAATTATAAGAATAAATCTTCCCAGTAGTCGCATATCCATGCTGTATCTAAAGTGTAGATTGAAGCATTCTCATAGTCAAGTTCCATTGGGTTTATTGCTCTATTTATGAAACAAGATGGAATTCTGATTCTTCTAAAAACATCACCTCTTTTATTAAATACAGAGATAACCATAGATCCAATATAGTCATTCTTAATTCCCATTGCTCCAGTTAATGGATTATAAATAAGATCCGACCATTGTCTTAGTATTTTGTATACTGTCATTGAATTAGCATCATTAAGGTTGACCTCAAATTGAATATCTAGAGTCATATCACTTGTTGAAGGTTCACCGCCAGAATATCTTCTGGTAGCAAATTTATAGTGCTGTTCAATTGATTGAGCTGGTAAAATATCGACTGCTAAACCTGTTATCGATTTAACTTGTTGTGTCAATATTGATTCACCATTGAATGTTATTGCAGCATCAGGAATCCCAGGAGGAGGGGTAATAAGAACTTCAAACTGGTTTAAGAATACCGGTTCATAGTTATTAATTGCCGCAGTTGCGTTTTTAAAATGTGGTAAGCCTGCCATTTATTTTTAATGATATTTTTATTATAAGAATAGATCTTCCCAATAATCAACAGCCCAAACCATATCATTGATTTTGAATATCTCGGTAGAGGTATAGTTTAGATTCATTGGAGTTATTGGTTTGCTTATATAAGCATCTTTACAAGTAACTTTTCTAAAAACATTACCTGATTTATTAAAGATTGAAACGATTATAGTTCCAACGTAATCATTCTTTAAACCTTGTGCTCCTGTTAATGGGTTATAAATAAGATCTGACCATTGTCTTAGTGTTTTGAAAACATACATTGAATTAGCATCATTAAGGTTGACACTAAAACTTATTGACAAATCCATATAAGTTTGATCAGGCTTAGCTCCAGCATAGTTCCTTTTAGCAAATTTATACTTTTGTGTAACTGTTCCCGGATTTTTATCTAATGTAAGACCAGCAACTTTAGAGACATGCTGTAGTAAGATCTGTCCACCCGCAACAGCAGCTGGAGGTATTATTGTTACCTCAAACTGATTTAAGAATACCGGCTCAAACTTATTTATAGACGATATTGAATTTTGATAATGGGATAATCCTGCCATAGTTTTATTATATTTATCTTAGTTGCCGAAAATTACACAAATTGTATAAATCCACCAGCTGCAATTCCACCTGTTCTAGTAACAGTTATTCTGTTTATGAATTTCTGTATACCTCTAGCTGGTTCAACAATAACATCTATAATACCCATGTTCATATCTATGATAGCAGGGGTATTGTTAGAGGAGTCCATAACTGTTTGGTAAGCATAAATACCACCACCAGCTCTAACCCCATCTAAGTAGTTATCAACTAAAGTTTTAATCTCAAGTCTGATTGAATCATCATTGAAATCGAATAGGTAATTTGAAAGTATTGATTCAACATCACTTTCAATGCTAATTAGAAGATCCCTAACGTGAACAAGATTGAATGCAGAGTTAACTTGTTGGTAAGCAGTTTGATTACCAAATATTATAACACCCACTCCCTTTCTCTTGATGATAGGATTAAGTCCAAATGGTTCAAGATTTGCTCTATCTTCATCAGTTAGATCATATTCAACACCAGTAATATTTCCTCCTGATATAACACCTCTTTTCTGACCTGCTATAATTGCATAAGGTTCTCCGTTTGAAAATTTTCTAACAAAGTTATTAGAAACATAAGCTGCTGGTGGAACGTTTATATCCTTATTGTTATCTCTTAAAGTGATATAAGGTGTATATAAAGCTGAGTATTTAGCACCATCTCCTTCAGAAGGTAAGCTAAATGTGTAGCTTGGATTCAGAGAAAGATTACCTCCGCTAGCAATATAAGCAGTATCAAGACTTGGATAAGGATTAGCTGCTGTTGGCTCATCTGTGAATATTGGATCCGTACTTGCTCTAAATTGTGCCATAGACGGCGGATTGATAAATGCCAATGCTTGCTGTCTAAGCTGAGCTACTCTACTTAATTGGTACTTAGTGTTAGGTAAAATCTGTCCATTGAAGGTATCAACAATGTATCTGAAAGAAATAACATCTTTAGATGCAAGAGTTTTAGCAATATTGGTATTCCAAAGAACGTCAAGGATCTCGGTTAATCTTGCTGCACTACCATTTGGTCTGTGAGATTCCCTCATAGTGAAACCACTAAGATAAGTGAAATCAAAAGAGGTTGTGAATTGAGCAATAGACTCAAATTTTTGTACTCTGAGTGTATTTCCGGTTCCAGAATAGTAAACTACAGGTCTAGCAGCAATAACTTTAAGAGTGGTTGAAGATATAGTTGTTTTAGAAACAGTTACAATCTTACAAAGTCTATTCTCTCTAGTTCCGTTATTCTCCTCACATATGTCAACGTCAGTAGAAACTACTAGATCACCAACTGCAAATGGGGATACCCCATTAGAATCAGTATTTACGTAAAATGAAACTTGGTCAATCTTAGTACAATCTACAAATTGATTTATGTTGCCATTCTCACTTATGAAATCAATCTTTCCAGAAGAAACAGGAGAACCTATGTTATTAGATGCGTATGAAGCTCCGAATGCAGCTATATTATTTATAGAAACACCGGGTAAACTTGACTGAGTGTAGGATCTTGCATTAACATAGTTGAATTGATCCCTATCTACATTTGTTTCAAATCCAGCATAGTTAACAGCGCTACCACTTGGGGTTAACCAAATTTGAGCACCATTTGCTATATTATTATATTTAAAGTTCTGATATAATGCAGACGAATTATAAGCTTGAAGCACAGTTGAAACACCCAATGGTGCATTAGGTCCGGTTACACCAGCTGGAGTTGCAACCCCTGTTACTCTATCGACATAATCAGAATCACCAAATTGATAAGAATTTGTGTATAATGCTTGATTAGAAGAGGTAACTTGATAAACAGGGGTAACTATTATATTTTGTGATATATAGAAAGATGTATCTAATGGATGCGTCCAATAAATTCTCAATTCCCCATTAACTGTTGTTGTTCCTGTAACTTTAAGTTTTACAAAATCCGACTGTGCAAATTGACTTATTAATCCACCGGTTGCTCCACCAGTAATACCAGTAACAACACCAAGTATGAATTTTTGATCACTTGAAGATGTTACACTTAGGAAAGATTGTAATGCTGTTTTTTGTATAGCATTGTTAAACCATCCTGCAGTAACTCCTGTTCCTAGTGTTTCTAGGTAATGTGATCCTGCATCATAAGCATTAGGATCATATGTTTTGAATGATTGATAGCTAACACCTGCAGTAGCACCAGTTACACCAGTAAGAGTGAATAGTGTACCAACATTTATACCATTAGTGTAAACAGTAGCACCAGTAGCACTTGAAAATCCAGTTGTACCAGTAACACCTATTGCGTTTTGTGTGTAAAGATTATCAGTCAAAAGAGCTTGATCGTAACTTAAGAAATTTATTCTAGGAGAAGCTAAATCAATACTTCCTGAAAGCTCGTTTATTAAATGATTACCAACTAAATCTATTCTAGATGAATTGTTACAGATATTATCAAAAGCTTTGGCATCAATTGCACAGAATAGACCACTAGATGGTGTATTATTATTGATTAGTGTTTGTATGTATTGGTTAATTCCATTCAAATCAACAAAATCTGGTATAATACAACCAGTAACAGACGTAACTATATTAACATTTTGGTTAGCCAAGAAATTGTCAATTTGGCTTTTTATGAAACCGTTATTTGTGAAATAGCTACTCCATTTAGGATCAAGAGAAAGTGCAGAATAATTAGTCCAGTCACCAGATACTGCAAACACATCAATGAAATAGTCAGACATGTAATCATAAGGGTGCATGAATGTTGGAACATTATTAGCACCATACCAATCAGTAGCAAATATGTCATAACCTTTAAGTGGCTTAGAAGAATCTGTAGATTTTCTAACTATAACACTCACTGGGGATTTTCCAAGATTTGTTAGATTGAATAATTTACCAGTATCAACTACACTTAGAGTTGCTAAGAAATAATTGGTATCTGCAAACCAGAATCTCTCTTTATTATAATAAGAAGAGTAAAGTTCTGAAGTAACAACACCGTTTGACTCGGCGGTATCTACAGAATAAGCTCTATATGTTGCCTTATCTGGGGTTGCACTTGTTAAATCATCATTTAATTTTAAAAGATTCAAACCAAAAACTGGACCGTTATTTAAACAAGTTAGTATTGATCTTTGGAAGTATGAGCCTCTATTTTCAAGAGATGCGTCAATATCCCCAAATATAGAGATCATAGTTGTTGCATCCGGAATATAAACCGGAGTATTGAAAGGACCTTTGTTAGAGAATCCCACTACTAGTCTGATTGTTTGCGAAGTAAGTATAACGTTTTGTGAAGCGTCAAACTCTAGAGTGTAAACACCAGAAGCTTTGAATTGTGAGTAATCTATTTTTACCTTATTTGCCATTAGATTTAAGATATTTTTTTCTTATAAAGTATATATCAAACTAAGGATGGGAATATTTGGGCTAAAACTAAACACGTTATAATAATTTGCTGAATTCGCTATATCCCTGAGACTCTTTAGTAAGTTTTTTGTTTTTACCACTAAAAAAATGGTCCTCTGTTTCAATTACACTAGGCCCTTCCAGTTTTCTTATTATTAATTCCTTGTAATCGTTATCTAATTCATCAAAGGCATCACCAACAATTTGATTGAAATCGGAGCCAACAAAAAGTCCAGGTAAATTAACAAGAGTCATTGCAACATCATCGTGACCCGTCTGACTGGAGTAAGTACCTCTTGTATTTAAGCCAAATGTGAATAGTTCTGGTATTGTCCATCTTCTATCATTTATGAGTATTCTATCTTCTCTAACTAAACTTCTAAGGAGTTCACAATATTTCATTTTGTTCTTCTCGTTGTATTTTATACCAGGTCTTAGACTTCTAGCACTCTCCGAATGCTTCGTGAAAAGAAATAATTCCTCAAAGAAATCATCGTCGTCTATTATCTTTTCATAAAGCAATTCCCCCTTGAAATTGACTTCAAGAGCTATTTTAACTCTATCTAGTCCGAGAACACCCTTACAAAGTATTTTTAGCAATTTAGTAAAATCTTCTAATTTTACCTCATTATCCCGATAAACACCAACTTGTACAAGGCCAAAGAAGCTGGATTCGTCATTAAATTCAACAATCTTTTGGATTATAACTTTTGGCAGAGGTGTGACTTTGAATATGTTAATAACAGTGAAATCACCCTTAACACCTCCAGAAAGATCGACAGATAGAACAAACTTCTTACCTGGTGAATCTGCATTGTCTATATTGAATTTAGGATGCCAAACAAGATTTTCATAATTAATATCCTCGTTATGCAAATCACTTATCTCCCTCCATACATATTCAACCCCGTTATTTTTAATCTTTTTTAATTCGTCTGACCCCAAAAGTAAAGAGGAAGAACTTAAGAATTGATTGCCATATTCCTGATTGAATAATTCTTCGGATCCAAGGTTACCAATTTCTCTCTGCTTCCATTCTTCATTTCTACCTGGCACCTGCCACCAGTCAACTCTAATAGGATTGAATGAATTTTTCTTCTTCATTGCATCCTGATAGATGTCATGAAATTTATTCATTCCATTAGGGGTTGAGGTTATAATTATTCGCGAAACTTTAGAAGAAGATACGGTTGGGTATGTCGATCTAAAGAATGCCTCGATAAAACTTGGATTGATGTGGGCAAACTCATCCATGTAAAGGAAGTGAATGGTAAAACCAATACCTGATGTTTTTGTTGTTGTTTTTGCTAACACCCTACAACCATTGTCAAATCTCATTGACATGACATTATTGACAAGCATCCCTGGTTTTAAGAAGAATGGCAAGCCTTTAACAATCGCCTTAATCTTATCCATCAATTCCTCGGCAGTGTCCCCTACGTTAGCTAGAATCATTGCATTCTTATCATAATTGAAAAGAAGATACCAAACTAGGAATATTGAGGAACATATACTTTTACCAACCTGTCGAGGGGCAAGAAAAACATTAAATCTGTTTGCTTGATATTCTCTAAGCACGGATTTCTGGTAATCCCTAAGTCTTATATTGTCAAGTCCTTCATCGGTCATTACCTGACAATATTGAGAAAAATAGATGACATCCTCTGCACATCTTTTGATTTCTAAAACTTCCTCTGGTGTATAATCCCAGTTTATATTAGCTCTTTTTAACTCTGGATCATTATCGTAAAAAGGATTTTCTACACTTTTATAATC